TTTGATGGGCCATATATAACTGACATCTGACCTTCACCAAACCAACCTTTCATTAAGTAGTTGCTAGATAGCTGTGGCTTTGCGTCATATGGGAAGAATACCTGGCTTATTACACTTTCAATCTTTAATGCTTGTGCTGTTACATCTGGCCCACGCTCTAACCACATATCAGAATAATCCCAGCCTTCCATGTCAGGTAGTATGTATTCTACACCATGATCCTCTTGCGCTCTTTCACATGCTTTTATACCAGCCTCATCATTATCACCTGCGACAACAAACGTGCAATCAGGTTTGGCCTGCAAAAGATTATCAACGACTGCTGGTATATTACCTGCGTTTAATGCAAAAACACATGGCTTGCCTGTTGCCTCATATATTGTTGCAGCAGTAGCCCAGCCTTCAGCAACATAAGCAAAATCAACTATTTGACCCCCAACAACACTAAAGTTTCCTGTCACTGGCATTTGATATGAAAACTTCTTTCGGCCTTCAGCCGTAATAAGTTGATGGCCTACACGTTTACCCTTTGGGTCAATGATGGGTACACATAAGTTATCACCATCAATGATTGCATTGTTTAAATTTAATTTCTTTTTATCAAGGTAAGGATGTGTAATCTTAGTATCCCTTTCAGGCCAGAGTATATTATCAGTACGAACCACTTGTATAGAACTTACATGATTTTCTGTAGGCCAAAGAGACATATCTCTCATTCTATCTTTTATCCCCTTGAAATCATTACACTTTCTGCAATGAACTAACACCTCACCATTATGCTCTTTAATCCAAAACCTATCTTTACCAGCACAACTAGGGCATGGGCCGTGATATTCGCCTTGAGAAGTTTTCTTTAATTCTAAACCCTGTATTATCTTTGAACCAAACTCTGACCAAATAGCTGCGGGAAACTTGCTTTCTGTTTTATTATTATGTATCATATTTTTATTCCTTTTGTTTTGGGGTATTTCATGCCTCTCGCTTAACCTTGTGCGGTATTAAAGCGAGAGGCATTTTTTTAACTAAAAGGGAATATCATCATCTAAATCATTAGAAGCTGGTGCTTGTGAAGCTACACTAGCTGCAAATGGATCATAATCTTGACCATTAATCGGCTGTGCTGGTTGTGTATTACTAAATACTGCATCTGTATTGGGTGACACAAATCCATCTACCTTATCAAATGGATCATCTCCGCCTTCTAACTCTGCAAGCTCTAATACTTGTACTGCCCGTAAACGCAATGAAACACCATTCAAACTACCAGTATTGTAAGGCACTATCATAACTGCAACATTAACTTTTGAGTTTGTTGTCAGCATAAAATCATCTGGTAATCTATTACGTGCTGCATCTACTTGCTTTGGCGGTTGTGTAACATCCCCACCATATGATCCTTTTAACTTACACTTACCAACAATCTCATTATCTGCGTTTCTCTTGTATGGTAAGTTAGTAGGTTTATCAGGCCATTTGCGTTTTGTGTCCATTGCCGCCGCATTAGCATAAGCTTGTGAGCATATTTGATGTAGCTCCTTTGCTTGTGTATCATTTAATTTAAATGACATTTCAAAAGCTGCGCCCTCATCAAGTGCATGGCACTTAACGCTTTTGTTTTCTTGTGTATCAAATTTATATGTACCATTTAGTCTAGGGTACAGTGCGGTTACACCGCTTATCATGTGTTGCATATTGCAAACTCCTTAAAAATACGTGACACCCTCACGCTGGGATAAATTATATCTCGCCATCCAACCAAGGTGGTAGAGATAATGTTTCTAAATCAGGCCAGCCAGTGCTGTAATCATTGGTTTCTTTTGCCCGTTTTATCTTATGTAATGTTTGCATCATTTCTTGGCGTGCATACCTGTCATATTTATCTGACAATTCATAACATGCTGTTGCATGTGGTTTTTCTTTCTCAATTGCAATAAATATAAAATTAGAAATCTTAATACCTTCAATCTCTAAACAATATCTGTAAAAACTTTGTTGCAAGGAATAATTAAAATTCCTCAAAGCTTTAGAAAACCCATTCAAGCTTGCATCTTGGCATGTCTTAACATCAAGAATTAAGCCAGCAGATGCTAAAAACCCATCAGGCCTAGTTTTAAGCCCTAATCCAGTTTCAGGACACGTTACAAAGAATGATGCTTCTGTAATCAACTCTTTGTTGTTCAATAATTTAGCTCCCATAGGGTGCGTTAAACACTCTTCAGCCATGTCACATGCTAAATCATAGTCAGCCTCGGTCAGAAGTAGCTTATTTTGCTTCTCTGCATCCTCTTTGGCTTCACTCCATGCCTTGCCGCGCCTTGTCTCTGGCCCGCGTAAAATTAAATCTTTCTCTGGCTCAAGTAGCATCGCATGTACTGCCGTACCTAAATCAAAAGCAGGGTTTTCTTTGCGTACTTTACCCTTCCAATGACGTAATGTTGTGCTGGCTACTGCCTTTAAATCACTTGATGATATATTCTCATGTGCATGATACTCTTCATTGCTCATTTTATTACTTAAAATCATAGTCATAGTTTATTCTCCTCTATTTAAAATTTTCAGCCCCATATAATGCAATCAAAGCGGCTTCTGCACGTCCGTCATCTTTGACTCTACTAAATAATTGAGCATATGCTGGGAAACGCTCGGTTGCTTTACTTCTACTTACACCTTTGTCCCTGTTTAAACCAAAGTGTTTCTTCCATTTTGCGGGCGTTACATAATGCAATGGATGCTTGTTAGCTGCAATACATGCTTGTAACATCCCATAACCCTCACCAAACCTAAATACGCTTGATACACCCTGTCCTGGCATTGCACTTACACGCTCTACTACTGCAAACCTGTTTTTTGTTTCAGGCTCAAGAAGGTTAAGCAATGTATGACAGTCTATAATGTTTTTGCCAGCATGATTTAACATTATTGGCATATCGTGAATTTCGAGTTTATTGGCTTCAGGCCAATAAATCGCAATCGCACCACTATATCCTGGGTCAATACCAAATATTGAAAGCATATTAATCTTCCTTTGGTGGGCTAACTTCAACACCCTGCTTTGTCACCTGCATAAGTGCCGCCATACGAACATATGCTGTGAATGATAATCCACTCTTATGAGCTGCCTCACTTATTGCTTGATCTTGGCTATCACTAAAACTTATTAATCTTTTCTTGTCCATTTTATTCTCCATTTCTGTTGCTTAACCTTACTTATATATATAAATCATATTGGTGCAATATACTATTCATCATTTTTTTTAAAATAAACATATCTAAAAGTTTTCTTACCATCAATTGCGCCAATAAAAGGCGGTTGTTTTTCGTTGCTACGCAAGACTAAACCTTGATTGAAAAGCACATTTAATTGTGGTGCTACATAAGAAACGCTTAACCCTGTATTCCTAGCAATCATTGATGTTGTATATCTACCACCACGATTAATTGATTTTAAAATACGCTGTTGTTTTGCTATTTCATGCTTTGCGGGAAAGCTTTGTGAGTTTAACGCAATGTTTTTATTTGCACTTGATGTTGATAAACTTTGTATTTTTCTAGTCTTATGTAATGCAGTTCTTAATCCTAACTTAATTTGCTGTTTTTCAAATTCTTGCATCTTGTAAGAATATATTATTTCGTAATGGTGCTTCTCGTCATTTTGTTTTAATCTTTCTTTAAGTTCTTGGATGTTTTTTGGTGGCTTCTCAGTCTCAATTCCATATTCTCCATCAAAGCTTGTTGTTCCTCCAGAAACCATTTGTAGTATTTCCTGTCCCTGGTCGGGTCTGGGTTTTTCATATCCTCTATCATTAATGAGTTCATTTTCATTAATCTCAATGTCATCTTGTGGGCTTCTGAAATGTGCATATTTATCCTCATGCATTATAAATTTAATGTTATATAAAGCTTTTGCTCGCGCTATATAGCTTTGGTTCATATCTAACAGCCTTGAAGTTTCTGCTTGCGTTAAGCCTTTCTCGGCTGCCATCTTAATTTTTCTCACAGTTCTGGGATCAATAGGCATTACCAAACCTCACAAACTGACCTTTTTCATTTAACCTTGGCACTTCATCGCGTTGGTTTTTCTGTAAATCTTTAATGTGTTTCTTAAAAACTTCATTTAAAATATCATTGGTGTTAAAATCAATCTTTTGTCCACCAACATTAATTTCTATATCTTTATTCATAATTTTAACCCCTCTGGACGTAGTTTTGGTTTAATATTTATTGATGAAACTTTATCTGTTTGCAGGCATTGCCCCATTGCATCAGGAAAATGTGGATAATATTCGTAATATATTGCTGGCAATGCATCACCACATTCTTTTGCGCTGGCATACATTTGCTCAAAGTTCGATCCACCTTCTAAAGTCAAAGAAATGCTTAAAAGTGTAAAAAAAGTCATGTGTTCGATTCCTTAATTTTTTGTTCTGTTGCAACTTCCCAAAGCATTGATAAAGGCATTAATTGAGATTGCTCAATCATCCATCCTTTACCATGTCCCAAATCACGTTGTTCTGCTTGTGCTAAAAATACTTTCTTAGGTATAAAGCCAGCAACATTAATTTGGTTTTGTGCAATCTTGCAGGCCAATACAGCGCAATCCGATTTAAAACTTGCTTTTGATTTAAACAACAGTTTGCCCGTAGGGTAAAATGTTGATTTAACATCAATTGAGATATTATGCAGGAACATATCGCTACCATCATCAACACCCATTTGGAATAAATTATGTTTAATATTAAATATTCTTGCCACCGATAATTCTGACATAAGGCCAAGCATATCCAAATCCTGGTCGGTTCTGCCTTTATCTTTTCTTTGATTAACGACACCGCTTAATCTTGCCAATTGCCAGCGCAAAGTTGCAGCTTGTTTACAATCGCTTAATTCTTTTCGTGATAATGTAACTATCATTTCACAAAACCCCTCTTTTCAACAAACAAATAATCATGTTTTAAATTGATAAGGCTTAAAGATTTTAACGCTTCATATTTAATATCTTTTAAATCTGTATTTAATTTTAAGCCGTATTCATTTAAATATTCTTTGACAAGTTTTAATGATTTTTTGCCAAAATTTGGTATATATAAAAAATACTTATCATTTCTTAATATTAAATCATAATGAAAGACTTCAAATCCAATATAGTTTATAAAACAATTTCTTACCCTCGCTGGAAGTTTGCTCTTATCTACCATTGTAAACAATATTTTATATAAATGTGGGTCAACGCTTTCAAGATTATGAAATAAAAATATCTTTAACTTCAATTCGTCCATATTTTCAATTAAAGATATTGTAAGTTTTTGGTCGTTGCTAATCATTTTAAATTACCTCCAAATCATCAAGTTCAATGTAATCTGTTATAAAATCTAATTCTCGTAATGATCTAAATTTCATAGGCGTCAAATCGTCGTTTACAATTGGCTTGCCTAATTCGTCTAATATATGAAATGTTAATTCATCAACTTGGATGCTAAATTTAGATTTAACAGCCATATCATACCAAGGTTGAACTACTATTTTGCTATTCATTTGTTTTGCCCCTCTTTTGTTTCTGGCTCAATTTGCATTGCTTGCCTTGCCTCCAATATGGCGCTTGCTAAAAGATTAGTTGCCAGCATATCGGACAAGCAATTCCAATCTGTATCAGGTGCAATAAAATCAAAGCTGTCTTGCGTTTGGCCTGTTAAAAATTCTAATTGCTCTATCTCAATAAAAACATGATTTTCATTTTTGTATAGTTCAAGCGAATATTTTCCAGCCATTAATGCGTTTGTCACATTTATAATATATGTTAAATCTTGATTATCAATCGTTTCTAAATGTGCAACTTCTATATCTTTACGAACAAAGTCGGTTAGCTGCTCCAATGCTTCACGCTTTATTTTTACTGTATCTTTCATCTGCTTTTCTCCTGTTTATTATAATGTTTTACGTTAGACAAAACCTGTTTAGGGTTTTGTCCTACGTGGTTTTTTATGCCTCTAAAGCTTCTATAACTATTGCACCGCGTCTTTCGTTGTCATAACCAACAGCCCGCACAATAGCGCTATTTAAAAATTGTCTACTATCAATCCATTCATTACAAAATCTTATGACGTATTGAGGTTTTTCTTTGCCCGTATATTCTTTTGTGATTGTGTAACGTCGATCTTTTTTAATTGGGTAATACATTATGCAGCCTCGCAATATGTTGAATGAAATTCTATTACGTTATCTATTAGCTGCTCGTTAAGCTTGTTTAATGTGTCCAGGCCTAAAAAATCGACTAATACCTTTTGCGCGTATCCATATGAACAAGCTGCATCATGTGCAATGTAACTTGTAAAAGCATTAATAACGAATGAACGTAATTTTTTGCGGTTGTTGTTACATTCTGTAATAGCTGCAAGATTTTTTCTATAATGTGCTTCGCCTAAGTAAGAACCATCAAGCCAGCAAGAAAACATATTAATGGTGTAATGATCGCCGCTTAATATATCGCCTTGTAAATCTCTTATAATGTTTTGTTTAATTTCATTTGACATTGTTTTATTCCCTCTTTGTTTTGCTTTAAGTAAATTCTACAATTAGCATTCAAAAGAATGCTAATGTTAAAATTAACTTATTAACAAATTAATTCGTTTACATTGTGATATTGCTGGCCGTCTTTTGTATTATATTGTGAAAAATAAGTTCCAGATTTTTTAAACGGGTAATTTGTTATGCTCCATTTATTGTCATATTGTTTATTTAAAAAAACGTGCATAGCGTTTGAGCTGTTAAAGCATTTAACAGTATATCTATTAATTAAAGTTTGCGGGCTTGAGATTATTGAATATTTTTGCATTGTTTTATTCCCTATTTGTTTTGTTTGTATAACCTTATTAATATATATTATATATACTGTCAATAGGTAATATATAAATAAAATATAATAAATATATAATAATGTATTGACAGCTGCAGCAATATGCATTAATTATTATGTATAGATAAAACAAAGAGGGTGAATAAAATGGAAATTACATTAAACAATAAAGCAATAGCAGCTTATAACAAAGCATTTAACCAAGGTATTGTATCGGATAGCATTAAAGAAATAGTTGAAACATTAGATAATCAAGACGTTGTTAGTTATTGCACCAGCAAAGGCTGCATAACTTTTGATCATGGAGATTTAACATGGTAAGTAATAGGGAATTAAGAACAATAAAACGCCAGCGAAAGATTAGGAATGAATTGATATTATTGGGCGTGTATGATTTTGCTGGCCTGGTATGTTTAGTTGGTGCAATGGTTGGAACTGTTTATATAATTGCGGGTTGGTTATGATATTTGCTGGTAAAAATGAAATTGAGGCAAAAGAAAAAGCCCGCAAAGCTTCAATTGATAATAAGGGAAAATATATAACCTTGTACGCTTGTTTTGGTATATACATGCAAATATCAAAAAGGTTCAATATTCACGACCCAAGTGATAGCTTATTCGGTGCATATTGGTTAAATGGAAAGGAAAAAGCGTTTACCGATGCACAAATAATAAGAGATGAACAAGCTACACCAAGCTTATATTAATATAAAAAGCCTGTATTATTTGCGGGCTTTTATTATGTGTAATGGGTGGGTAATTACCTATATATTTATCATTCAAACAGTAGTACAGAAATAATATTAATATATTTATCTCTGATAAATATATTAATATTATTTTAAACTGTCAAGTATTTT